CGCAGTAGAACGTAAGAAGAAAAACCCCCTTACCGCTATAACAGGTGGGGCCGAGGGTGATTGGGAAGAGTTCCAAGCCCTTGAAGACATTAAAGAAAAGCGGCGTGAACTGGAGTCTTGGTGCAGATTGTACGGACCTCCGGGCACTTGGGACCGCTGGATTTCTTGGCAGGCCGAAGCGCGTAGGGCCCGCAAAGCAGCGCAGAAACAAAAAGAAAAAGAGCGTGAAGAGATGATGGAAGCCATAACTTTGGCTGTGAGCGGCCTGCTTGCTCTTGGTGGTATCGGCGCACTTATATATTTTCTTGGCCGATACTGGGAGAAGTGGTGATGTGGGTTCTGGTTTGGTTTCAGATAATCAACAACAATGTAACGCACTATGAGCTAGGTCAGTTCATGTCTAGCAGTGAGTGCGCTAGAGCACAGGACGACGCCAAGGTGCTTATTACCAACTCACACACGGTGACGTATTGCTTTGAAGTTATATCGAAACAAGAGGGGTAATTATGTTGTATATGACAAACAGGGAAAAGTTGTTATAATAACGCACCACAAGAGGTACGCGATTGCGTACGCAAGGAGTATAGAAGATGGCAACAAGGCTAGATGAATGGAAAGTTCTGCCGCGTCTTATGATGCTGGTGACAACCATTATGTATATACGCTGCCTAGAATGGGCGCTATCGCAACCAGACCTGTCGGTATCACAGGCAGGTCTAATATCCGTCGTAACTGGGGCTTTCACAGGAAGTTTCGGCATCTGGATGGGGAAGGAAAGTAAATGATTGGGGCAATAGTAACTAGCGTTGCGAACCTCGCAACTAGTGTAATTGACGGCAAGACTGCTGTTAAGAAGGCTGAAGCTGAGACCAAGATGAAAATCGCCACGGGTGAAATCTCTTGGGAGCAATCAGCTATTGAGGCCAGTAAAGATAGCTGGAAGGACGAGGCTTGGACTGTAGCTTTCATTGCTATTGTAATCGGCAGCTTTATTCCGGGCCTTCAGCCGTATATGGCCGAGGGCTTTGCCAACTTGGAAAAAGCACCAAGCTGGTTCCAGTGGGCCATGTATGCAAGCATAGCTGCGAGCTTCGGGATCAGGACCATGAAGGGGTTTAAGAAATGACGTACAAGCTATCACAGCGCAGCCTTGATCGGCTCGAGGGTGTAGACGAACGCTTAATTGCTGTCGTTAAACACGCTATCACTGCAACTAAGATTGACTTCGGTGTAATCCAAGGCATGCGAACGCTAGAGATGCAAAAGGAACTTGTGGCCAAGGGTGCGTCCCAGACCATGAAGTCCAAACACCTCGTCGGTCATGCCGTAGATCTCATGGCTTATGTTGGCGGGAAGGGATCTTGGCAGTTAAATGTTTATGATGATCTCGCCGATGCCATGAAGGAAGGCGCTGATATGGTTGGCGTTTCTATTCGTTGGGGTGCAGCTTGGCAGATCGATGACATGCGCAAATGGGATGGTACGATGGAAGAAGCGATGAACTCATACATCGACCTTCGCCGCTCTCAGGGCCGTCGTCCATTTATTGATGGACCGCATTTCGAGCTAATGCTATAATAACTTGTGACTGGGTTTTCTTTAACCTTTTGACAGATTGCGTTGGTAGAATCTAACAGCCCAGTCACTATTTAATTCACAGTCGAGGAGACTGACATGCCTGGAGTAAAAAAATCATTACGCCCCAAAGCGCGTCCGAAGTACGACGAGGGTAGCACTCGTCACCCAAGCGGCAAGAACATGGACGAGCGTACAAAAGGTAGTGGCGCGGGTACTCGTCACCCAAGCGGCAAGAACATCTATGAGCAAGACACTCAGATGTTCAAGGACGGCGGCAAGGTGATGAAGGATGTGACGGGCTCGGGAGCTGAAAGAGAAAAGAAAACTATGAGTGCCCAGCACAGGCGTGACGAACAGTTTTTTAAAGATGTAAAAAAAGTTGACAAAAAAAGCCGGGTGAGTAAAGGAGATCTTATAGAAAAACACGGCGATGATAGTCAAAACCTTAGTCGATATGGAACTGCTGCCCAAGCAGGCCGCTCTTTCGGTCAAAAAACTCGTGGTGATGCCAAGAAGTACATGGGCGGCGGCATGGTCAAGCAGGGCTACATGGATGGCGGGGAAGCTCGCCGCGGTGATGTACGCGACAACCCAAAGCGCGGGAAGTGCTACTAATGCCTACGATTATGATCAGCATAATGCCGGATGGAATCCCCGTCGATAAGATGGACGAGGATGACAACGGCTCTAGCTGCCCGATCGCAACACATGATGAAGAAGTTAACGACGTCAATAAGATGTATGCGCAGGACGAAGCCAACTACCATGATACCACAGACGACGGCGGCTCCGCGCTGTCTGAGTGCTGCGGAAACTGTGGTGCATACAACCAAACGGAAGACATGCTGGACTGCATCGGTGATGAGTCCGGAGATTTTGGCTACTGCCAAATCTACAAATTCGTGTGTTCTTCCGAGCACGTTTGTAACGATTGGGTCAAAGGCGGTCCGATCACGGGCATGGCTGAAGGCTCCAAGAGAGATATTCTTTAATGGACCTTGTTGACGTTGCAACATACATGTATAAGCTACTACGAGAGCGCGAACAAGATATTGCAAGTGCTCTTGCACATGACGCTGCCAAAGACTGGGAGAGTTATAAGCTCATGGTAGGTGAGATACGGGGCCTTGCCTACGCTCGTGAGGAAATTAAAGCCCTGCTGGAGAACCACGCTGAAGATGTCGAAGACCTTATTTCTTCCTGATCATGTAGCGCAGAAAATTAACAAGGACCGAACCGCTGAATCGCCAGCGGAGTCGTCTCCAATTAATAGCGCGTATGTCACCGCCGCGGATCGAGTACTTGATCCCGCACTTTTAGATAAATCCCTGATGGACCGACTTCCGCAGCCAACTGGTTGGCGACTGTTGGTTATGCCGTACCAAGGTACGAGCAAGACGCAGGGCGGCATCCACATCCCTGATGAAGTTAGATCCCGAGAAGCTGTAGCCACTGTTGTGGCATACGTTCTGAAGCTAGGGCCTTTGGCGTACAAAGACCCCGGTAAGTTCGGAGCGGACTCAGAGCCGTGGTGTTCTGAGGGCCAGTGGGTTTGCATTGGTCGGTATTCCGGATCTCGTTTTAAGATCGACGGTGGAGAAGTTCGCATCATTAATGATGACGAAGTGATCGCCACGCTCTTAGAGCCTGATGATATCAAGCACGTCTAGGAGAAGACAATGTCCGCAGAAAATGAAGAACAACTCGATACAGAGGACACAGGTGTAGAGGTTGAACTCGACGCCGAGGTGGAATCTGAGGAAACATCCGAGCCCCAACCTGCTGAAGCCCAACCTGCTCCGGAGGGTGACGAGCTAGAAAGCTACAGCCAAAAGGTCCAAGGTCGGATTAAGAAACTGACGGAGAAGTACCGTAAGGAAGAGCGTGATCGTGAAGAAGCGGTTACGATGGCTCAACGTCTTCTTGACGAGAACACTAAGCTGAAGAGCCAAGTTAAGAACTTGGACAAAGGCTACGTCAACTCTGAAGAGTCCCGTATTAAAGGTCAGGTCGCTGCGGTAAAACAGCAGTACCGTGAGGCCTATGACTCGGGCGACAGTGACGCAATGTTCGCTGCTCAAGAGCAGTTGTCTCAGATGACGCTTATGCAGGAGCGTGTCCGCGCAGCCAAGCATCGCTTGACTGTAGAGGAGCAAGAGCCTGCTCCGCAGCAGATACAACAGCCCGAAGCTGCCCCGCAGCCAAAGGCCGCTAAACCTGACCCTCGAGCTCAAGAGTGGGCTGATAAGAACGAGTGGTTTGGTTCAGACGAGGTTATGACTTACGCCTCCTTTGGTATTCATCGCAAATTGGTAGAAGAAGAAGGGTTTGACCCAGCCAGTGATGAGTATTACAGTGAGGTTGACAAACGCATGCGTTCGGAGTTTCCAAGTAAATTCCAACCTGCGAAAAAATCGGGCGGAGCACAGGTCGCACCTGCTGGCGCTTCAGCTACCCGCAGTACAGCAAAATCAGGGCGCAGGTCGGTGAAGTTATCACCATCACAGATTGCGATGGCAAAACGTCTAAACGTACCGCTTGAAGAATATGCAAAATATGTGAAGGATTAAGACTATGACCGATAGAAAAGCTCGCGCAAGCGAAAACCGCGAATCAGAAACGCGCCGTAAACCATGGGCACCGCCCAGTTACCTAGCCGCACCAAATGCCCCAGATGGCTTTGTGCATCGCTGGATTCGAATCGCAATGCGTGGCGAAGAGGACAAGATGAATGTCACCTCTAAGTTGCGTGAAGGATGGGAACCTGTCCGGAAAGATGAGTATCCAAACTATGAGGCACCGACTATCGACGAAGGTCGTTACGAGGGAATCATTGGCCAAGGTGGACTGATGCTGTGCCGTATCCCGCTCGAAACAGTAGCAGAACGAACTGAATACTACGGGGGCAGAACCCGCGAACAGATGACTGCTGTAGATCAGGACCTTATGAAGGAACAACATCCTTCCATGCCGATTAGTAATAGTCGGCAAAGTCGCGTATCGTTTGGAGGCTCAAGACGAGACTCCGATTAAATTATATGAGGTGCTATTATGGCAAATTCTAACGGATCCTTTGGGCTACGCCCCATCGGTATTGTTGGACAAGGTGCGAATACTACGGGTGCTACCGAGTATCGTATTGCGTCAAACAACAATACAAAAATGTATCAGGGTTCTCCTGTAATCCCAACTGCGGGTGGTACTATCTCTGTGGCGCAAGCTGCTGCTGGTGGTAACGTAGCGTTCTTGGGTGTTTTCTGGGGCGTTGAATACGTCCGCGCATCAGATGGTAAAACTATCTGGGCTCCATCATGGCAGGGTACTGCTGCTGGTGCAGACACAAACTACCCAGTTAAAGCCTTCGTTTACGACAATCCAATGCAGACGTTCACTGTTGCGACATCTAATGTCGTTGGTGCAGCGAACACTGAAGCGGAAGTTCGTGCGATGGTCTTTAAGAACATCGCGATGGCAACTGCCACTGCGGGCAATGACACCACTGGTATCTCTTCTGCATCCGCAGACTTGAATACTTCTGCTGCCACTGCTGCTCTTCAGCTACGTGTTATTGGTGTCCAAGACGACCCTGATAATTCAGACTTCACGGTCGCTGGTATCCCACTCATCGTACGTCTCAATACATCGTTCAACTCTGCCAATGGCGGGATTGCAGCGGGTACTGTTTCGTCCACTGGCGTTTAAGGAGGTCTAACACATGGCTATTTCACGCGCACAACTGGCTAAAGAGCTAGAACCAGGCCTCAACGCGCTGTTCGGTATGGAGTACAACAAGTACGAAAACCAACACGCTGAGATCTTTACAACCGAATCTTCAGACCGCGCGTTTGAAGAAGAAGTTATGCTATCCGGGTTCGGCGCAGCACCTACAAAATCTGAAGGTTCTGCAATTAACTTCGACGACGCTAACGAAGCATACACAGCTCGTTACAACCACGAAACCGTTGCGCTTGCGTTCTCAATTACTGAGGAAGCAATCGAGGACAACTTGTACGACCGCCTCGGCAGCCGTTACACACGCGCCCTCGCTCGCTCAATGGCTCACTCTAAGCAGGTCAAAGCTGCGTCTGTATTGAACAATGCGTTCGCTGGCGGTGCAACTGCTGGCGGTGACGGTGTTGCTCTTTGCGCAACTAACCACCCGCTTACAAACGGTGGCGCTTTCGCAAACACTCCAGCAGTAGCTGCTGATTTGAACGAAACTTCTTTGGAAGACGCTCTTATCAACATCGCTGGTTTTGTTGACGAACGTGGTCTGAAAGTCGCATTGCGCGGCATGAAGCTGGTCATCCCACGTCAACTGCAATTTATTGCAGAGCGTTTGATGGTTTCCAACTTGCGTGTTGGCACAGCGGACAACGACACGAACGCAATCCGTTCAATGGGCATGTTGCCTGATGGCTACGCCGTCAACGACTTCCTCACTGACCCAGATGCGTTCTTCATCAAAACAGACGCGCCTCGCGGCTTCGTCCATTTTGAGCGTTCTGCGCTTTCCACCAACATGGAAGCTGACTTCGACACGGGTAACATGCGCTTCAAAGCGCGTGAGCGTTACAGCTTCGGCTTTAGCGACCCACGTACAGTGTTCGGTTCACCAGGGGCGTAAGTCTCGAACCAGTACTACAGTCAGAGGCGGTCTTCGGATCGCCTCTTTCTTTTTGTTTAGACCTCGTGTAACAATAGAGTTATTCCCTGACAGTCGCCTGATGCGGCTGACATTTGCCACGACAGGAGACTCACATGGCTAATACGACTTTTTCTGGCCCAATTCGGGCTGGCACAATCAAAGATACAACAGGCACTACTGTAGGCACTAATGTTGCCAACGTGGGTCAAGTTGTTATGGCTCAGACGTTCTCAACAGGTGTTGACTTAGACGGCGGCGCGTCTGCCGCAAACACAACTACCGTTGTTATCCCGGCAAACTCCCAGATCGTTGATATCGTTATTGACGTTCCCGGTGTTATGGTAGGAGCAACTTGTGTCTTCAGCATTGGCGATACCGAAGGTGGTAACGCCACCCTATTAAACAGTTTCTCAATCTCAGTGGCTTCGGGCGCGGGTCGTAAGTACCCAACAACAGAAGCTGGCGGAGCGTTGATCTGGGCCGATGTTGGCAATAAAGACATGCGCTTAACTTGGACTTCTACCGGAGCAACCAGTAACGGCGAAATCCGCGCAACTGTGCTGTACCAGCAGAACAATAACCTCGTTGCTTAATCTTTTAACGTAGGAGGGCTCTGTTATGGCAGGCTCAGACATAAATGCGTATACTCATCCGCAAGGTGCGGCGGCGGCCCTTATAGGGCCGTCCAGATCTCGAATGTTTGCCGTAAACATCTACGCGACTGCAGCGGGATCGTTCACTCTTACCAACGGTAACGGAGGGGCGACGATGCTGACGCAAAAGTTTCCCACAGGCATGAACGAGGTCTACATCCCTGCGAATGGGATGTTGTTTACCTCGGGGGTCTACATTTCTGCGCTTACGGGCTCGGGGACTGAGCTAACGTTTCTCCTAGCGTAGGAAAACTCATGGCTAAGATCGACAAGTCAAAGATGAAGTGCAACGTACCGAAGCGCCAGATCTCTGGCGGCAAGAAGTCTGTTGTAAAGGCTTGCGATAAAGGCAAAGAAAAGATCGTTCGTTTTGGCGATGCCAACATGACCATCAAAAAAGACAACCCTAAACGTCGCAAGTCGTTTAGGGCTCGTCATGGTTGTGACAAAGGTACGTTAGACAAACTAAAGGCCAAGTACTGGTCTTGTAAGGCATGGTGACGAAATGAAAATCGACTTTCAGCATATTATTTCCGTCGTGTCTCTCGGCGTGTTAAGCTGGGGTGCGCTACAGGTGTCTGAAATGAAGGCGGAAGTTGCTGTTGTTTCGTATAGGGTTGAAGAGAACTACGAGATGATCAAGCCTATGTGGCAAGATTTTTTAGTTAGAAGGGCCAACCACTATGACGATATCAAGGGGACAAACAGCGTTCCAAGTTTCCAAGCCTCCAGAAGGGACGAGTAAAATGGGCAAACCAGGACTATGGGACAATATCGAAAAGAAAAGAAAACGCATTGAGGGCGGCAGCGGAGAGCGCATGCGTAGCCCCAGCGATGAAGGTGCCCCTACGGCTAAAGCGATAAAGGATTCGCAAGGCAAGAAGAATGGTGGTATGGTGCGATACAAGAACGGTGGCTGCGTAATGGCTGGGCGCGGTATACGCGACACAAAGATGGGCTGATAGAATGACAACATCAGGATCAAGAGACTTTAACCTCGACGTCGGTGAGATCATCGAGGAAGCGTATGAGCGGTGTGGGCTAGAAGTCCGCACGGGCTACGACGCTAAGACGGCACGTCGGTCTATGAACTTGATGTTCGCTGACTGGGCTAACCGCGGGTTAAATCTGTGGACTGTGAAGCAGGCGACGATCACCTTGACGCAGGGGCAATCACAACAGACTTTGCAGTCTGATGTCGTCGATTTGTTGGACGTAGTTCTTCGCCGCAACAACACTGACTACGAGGTTGAGCGCATTAGTCGTGGGGACTATGCAACGCTCCCGAACAAAACAACTCAGGGCCGCACAAGCCAGTACTGGTTAGACAGGCAGATTGAGCCTGTCATCAACCTGTGGGCTGTCCCAGAGAACTCCACGGATCAACTGATCTATTACTACGTCCGCAGAATCGAAGACGCGGACTCCATGGTGAACACAACGGACCTGCCGTTCCGGTTTTACCCGTGTATGGCAGCAGGTTTAGCTTACTACCTTGCGGTGAAGCGGGCTCCCGAGCGCATTCAGATCCTGAAGTCCATCTACGAAGAAGAGTTCCAACGTGCGGCGGACGAAGACGAAGGTCGAACTCCTTTGAAACTTCAGCCTAGCATTCGTTACTTGAGGGTCTAATGTCATACGCTAGTGGAAAACATGCTTGGGGAATATCAGATCGCTCTGGACGGCGTTACCGTCTGCGTGAGATGAAGGTCGAGTGGACAGGAGCCAAGGTTGGCCCTGACGAGTATGAGCCGAAACATCCTCAACTGTATCCCCCCAAGGTTGGCCCTGATCCGCAGGCCCTTCGAAACCCTCGGCCCGAATCTGGTCTTGCCGAGCAGCGGGCTATTCAATGGGGCTGGAACCCCGTCGGTTTTAATGCGCAACCTGGCCTGTCCCCTGCGGACAATCTTGTTGCGACAGGTTCCGTGGGAACAGTAGTGGTGGTGACGACATGAGTTTTACATACGATCAGCTAAAGCAGGCTATCCAAGACTACACTGAGAACACAGAGACCACGTTTGTGAACAACCTGCCTTTGTTCATCCGTGCTTCTGAAGAGCGCATTCTGAAGAATGTGCAGCTGGACCTGTTCCGTAGAAACCAGACGGCTACGCTGACAGGGGCTAATCCGTACTTGAACTGCCCGAGCGACTTCTTGGCCCCGTTCTCTTTAAGCTACACTTTGAACGGATCTCGAGAGTTCATCGAGTACAAAGACGTTTCTTTCGTACAGATGTATAACCCGAACACTGCAACACAAGGTGTTCCGAAGTACTACTCTCAGTTTGACGTATCCAACTTCCTTGTTGGTCCCACGCCAGATGTTAACTACGTTGTGGAGTTACACTATCTGTACCGCCCGGCTAGTATCACGGCAGGGGCCGCTAACGGAACCACTTGGATTAGTCAGAACGGTGAGTTAGCATTGCTGTACGGCGCATTGGTTGAGGCCTACATCTTTATGAAGGGCGAACCTGATGTGATGCAGCAGTACAATCAACGGTTTAACGAGTCGATGATAGGCTTGAAGATGTTGGGCGAAGCTAAAGAGACCACCCAAGAGTATCGGGTTGGCAAAGTTATAAGGCCAAAGCAGTAATGTTTAAGTTAGATGTAAGTGTCCCTGAGACCCCTTTCATGGTTGTGAAGACTACTGAGAACAGAGGGTTTACTCCGGACGAAGTTGCGGAACGCTGTGTTGAAAAACTGATCAGCGTTTCTGACAAAGCGCACCCTGCGATACGAGATCAGGCGAAGGCGTTTCAAAAGCACATGGAGAAGGTCGTCGCTTTTTATATGCGAGAAGCTATTCGCAGCGACCGCACAACTGTGTATAATGCCCTCAATGATGCAGGGCACCCTGAACTAGCTGACGCGATAAGGAGACTTTAAATGGCGATCACACAAGCAATGTGTACGTCCTTCAAGAAAGAACTACTTGAAGGCAAGCACGATTTCACTAACGGGGCCGACGCTTACAAGCTGGCGCTCTTCACAAGCAGCGCAACTTTGAGTGCGGCCACAACGGATTACTCGACCGCAAACGAGGTGTCTGGCACTGGCTACACTGCTGGCGGCGGTACGTTGGTTAACGTCACTCCGACATCTTCCGGCACCACAGCGTTCACTGATTTTAACGACCTTACGTTTTCGTCGTCTACAATCACTGCGAACGGCGCGATGATCTACAACACCCAGACGGGTGGCGGCACAGGCACAACGGATGCTGTTGTTATCTTGGCGTTTGGTTCGGACAAGACTTCGACCAACGGTGATTTCACTATTCAGTTCCCAACAGCCGACGCAACAAACGCTATCATCCGTATTGCCTAAGAGGTAACTCCTTATGGCCGCAATAACCGGATGGGGTAGAGGTACATGGTCCCAAGGCCCTTGGGACGCTGCTATTCCGGTTACTGTTACGGGAGTGGCCGCTACAGGTACGCTCGGTTCTGTTGTTGTCGTCGCTGAAGCTAATGTTCCGATAACAGGGATCGCTGCCACAGGCGGTGTCGGTTCTGTTGTAGTACAGGCTAATGCGGATGTAGGTGTTACAGGGCTTGCCGCTACGGGCGGTGTTGGTTCTGTTGCAGTTGTTGCCGAGGCGGTTGTTGTCCCAACGGGCGTTGCCGCTACGGGCGGTGTTGGTTCTGTAACTGTAGTAGCAAACTCCGTACATGTCATCGTTCAAGAGGAAGAGGCTCTTGGCGAGATAGGAACCGTGGTTGTAACTGCCGACGCGATAGCCTCGGTAACGGGTGAATCTGGTACAGGAGAAGTAGGGGCTGTTATTGTTACGGCGGCTTCTGATGTTCCTGTTACGGGTATTGCTGCTACCGGAAATGTTGGCTCTGTGTCAATAGTTGCTGAAGCGGTAGTTCTACCTATTGGAGTTGCTGCCACAGGCGAAATTGGCGATGTAGTTGTCACCTCAGACGCGGTAGTTTTGCTTACGGGTATCGCTGCTACAGGCGAACTTGGCGACGTAGACGTCGGCATTCGAGTCATTGTTCCAGTAACAGGCTTGGAAAGTACCGGAAATGTTGGTACTGTCACGGTAATTGCCGAAGCGAATATCTCTGTGACGGGGGTATCTGCTACAGCCGAACTAGGAACCGTGTTCGTTTGGAGTCAAATAGATCCCAATCAGAACCCGAACTGGAATGGTATCGCACCGTCACAAACACCAGGGTGGAACGAGGTTGAACCTTCGCAATCACCTGGGTGGACTGACATAGCGGCATAGGAGAAATAAATGCCTAGTACATATACAACAGCTAACGGCATTGAGCTTATCGCCACTGGTGAGCAGTCGGGTGCTTGGGGTGATACAACGAACCTCAACCTTCAGATTGTTGACCGCGTTCTAACGGGCGTCGGGACGATTACTCTTTCTGGCACAACCCATACATTGACCACGACGGACGGAGTTTTGTCTGACGGGATGTACAAGGTTTTGGTTCTGGCGGGTTCGCCTTCTGGGACTAACACCATCACGGTTGCGCCAAATGATGCGCAAAAAACGTACATGGTTTACAACAACTCGGGTCAGTCCGCGATCTTTACGCAGGGCTCTGGGGCTAATGTTACTGTAGCGAACGGCGATACGAAGCTAATCTACACAGATGGGATTGGCTCGGGGTCTGCGGTTTTTGATTTCACGGCTAACTTGGCCATGTCTTCTGTCAACATCACGGGTGGTTCGGTAACAGGTATTACTGATCTGGCTGTAGCGGATGGCGGCACGGGTGCTTCAAATGTTGCAGGCGCTCAAACAAATTTACAAGTAGACCCTGCTGGCACGGCAGTGGCACTAGCGATTGCATTGGGGTAACACAGCATGGCGAATACGTTTAAAAGAAAACTTTCACGGGCGGTAGGCACCTCGCTTACTTCGGTGGGCAGCTACACAGTACCTAGTTCCACGGCGACTACGGTCATTGGTTTGGCGGTGGCTAATGTCACGGCCTCTCAGGTTTTGATTACGGCGACGGTGAACGACGGATCGAACGACACGCATTTGATTAAGGATGCTCCGGTTCCGAGCGGTGGTTCGATTGTTATTGTCGGTGGCGATCAAAAGGTAGTGCTTGAGACGGCGGATAGTGTTAAGGTTAAGTCAAGCGCAGCTTCTTCTGTTGACGTAGTGATGAGCATTCTGGAGATCACCTAATGGCATATATCGGAAACATACCTGCGGAGGCGTATACTAACACCGTTAAGGACAGCTTCAACGGTACTGGTTCCGCGACTGCATTTACACTCTCCCAGCCCACTGTGACTAACGATGTTCGAGTTGTTGTAGAGAACGTGGTTCAAGACCCGACGGTCGCGTACAGCGTATCGGGGACGACACTTACGTTTACGTCTGCTCCT